TCTAGTACTGCATTTAATACTCCTAAAACTTTACAGATTAAAGTAGGAGAACGTACTATATCTACATGGACTGTTATAACTGGTAGTGGACCAGATGGTGATGCAATATTTACTCCTCCACTTGATGTAACTAATCAAGTTCCAAGCACATATGTGAGTAGTTCTCAAGTTACAATAAGTGACATCAATATACCGATTACTATTAGTGCTACAAACGGATGTTTAATCTCTATTGATTCTGATACTCCTGTTGTTGGTCCTAGAACTTTTGATCCTAATGTGAATACGTCATTCTCATTGACACTATTAACATCAGTAAATCTTAATACGGGGGCGTCTACGGTAGTTACAGTGGGCACAGGATCTTTGAACAATCCTTTTACTTGGACAGCGACAACTTATGCCTCAGCACCTCTACCACCAGATAATTTAGGTGTTTGGTATAGTAAGAAAATAGCAAAATTTGATGGTTATCCTATTGGCACTGTGATACCTATCCTTAAAGAAAATACAGTAGTTGGATACGGTGATTTGGACGGAGATTTGAGCTCTAGATATCCAGGATTTATTAAATGCGAAGGTCAGAGTTTAGACACTACTCAATATTTTATGTTATTTGATGTAATTCAATATACGTATGGTGGGTCTGGATCCAGTTTTAATATTCCTGACTATAGAAATAGAAGACTGTGTGGAACTGGTCAAGTTGATGCTAGTAGAGGTAATTCTACTTCACTACCAATTGATAGTGGTGGATCTATTCTTAGCGTTGGTGCTGAAGGTGGATATTGGTATTTCGATAAAATAGATGTTTTGGGTTCTCCACCACTAGAACAAATCCAGGGAACCGGAACTACTGGAGTAAATAGTGAATTTTTTACTTTAGGCACAGTGAGATTATCTGGTCTTGAAACAGTTACAGATGATATTACATTTTCTGTTGCTGGTCAAGTTAGTGGTATAATTGGTCCATTGGAAGATGTTGTGGTGAATGTTCCTTTACATGATCATGCATATGTTGCCGCTCTTCCTGATGGTGATGGTGGAGATCCATTAATTAAATGGGGTCCTCCTGCTGGTAGGGCTATGTTTGGTGGTAGCACTGGAAGAAGTACTTATAGAAATCAAGTTGGTAGTTCTGATGATATTGCTGGTAAATGGGCAGATTTTATTGGTGGTCTTGGAATTTTTGAAAATGAGATGAAATTGTATTATGGCAATGGTTTTAATTTGAAAGATTGGGCAGCTGCTAATTTGCCAACTAATTGGGAAGTTAATGTGAGTGTTCCAAGTGGAGCCACTGGTCAATCTGATTTTGGACCAGAGAATGATGATGATCAAGCAACAGTTGATTTTATGACCTGGTGGATATCTCCTGTTAGTGGTTTAGCAGGGGCATCGTTACAATCTACTGGTGGCGCTACCCAAAACGCAGCAGCTGCTGTTGTTGATACTGAAACATCTAGATTTACAATTGAGCAATATATTCCCACTAGTGGATTTACAAATGCACATGCTCACTTCCTCACAGAAGATATTGTTCAGAATGCTCAACTTGATTTTAGTTCCGGTAATAGTGGTGGTGCTGGCACCATTACAAGTGGACTAGGAAATGGTGTGACTCAACTTAACCTGGTATTTACCCAAGCAGATATTTTTATGGATATGACAGATGCTACGTTCAACTGGAATAGTAGTTTTGCTAAACCGGTTCCTAGTGTTGCAATGTCACCACAGATTCAAGTACCAATTATCAATCCATTCCATAAGACTAAATATATCATCAAAGCATATTAGAATGAAATTACCTGATTATAGACCGCATGAATTAATGCTTGACCCTAATATAACCAAAGTTGAATTTGATGATTTTATTGGTGTTTGGCCAAACTTTATGCCCCGTCCAGTGTGTGATGAACTACGTGAGTTCATTGACAATACCATTGAACAAGCATGTGTTATTAATCCAAGTTTAGATTTATCTCAAGTAGATAGTGCTGATCGTGTTATTAAATCGCAAGATTTATATGGCGGTGAGATGAACAGAAAAGATATGGCATTTATATTAAATTATGCCAACAGAGATTTGGTACTTAAGATCAATTCAATACTAAGATCATGTGTATTACACTACATCTCACAATATCAATCATTAACTAAAACTAGTTTAATTTCTTCTGACATCAAAATACAAAAAACACCTCCTGGTGGTGGGTATCATCTTTGGCATTATGAAGATTCTGATGAAGCACACTCTATGCGAGAAATAGTGTGGATGATATATCTAAATGATATGCCAGATGGTGAAGCAGAGACAGAATTTTTGTATCAAAGAAGAAGAATTAAACCAACGGCAGGCACGGTAGTTATCTGGCCAGCAGGATATACACATACACATAAAGGCAATACTGTTTTGACTGAAGATAAATATATTTTGACAGGATGGTACATTAAACGTAATTAACGACCCATGGAACAAAAAATAGCTCTTATTCAAGTTGATTTCGCAAACGATACCATACTAGAAGGTGGAAGTCCTGACTCAGGATTTACTTTGCTGCCTACCGAATATAATGGTAAGCGATATAAGATGGATGCTGAAATTAAAGAAAAATTCTTAAGCACATCAGTTGACGAATTTTGGCATACCGACAAAGATTTACTTGAGTTCTTTCAATACTTTAATGATGGAACATATTTCTGCCAAAGGAAAAGAGTAAAGTATGATTTTGCTACTGAAAGCAATTACTTGAAAACATATTCCTTTACCGGTGCTACAAATGAACAGGCAAAGGAATTATATGAATTAGTTAAAACATTCTTTGCGGTTGTAGTTGAGGTTAAAAACCTTAAAGTTGATACCTTAGTTGCTGGTGTTGATAAAGAAGTTGCTTTCTATGAGCAGCGTATGTATAAACTAAAAAGGCAGAAGCGTGAGATGCTAACTCTGTCTGATTGGAGAATTCTTCCTGATATTGAAGATACTTACGAAGGCGAAAAAGCAGAATGGATTAAGTGGAGAAAGTGGATTAGAGACAACTCTACACCTGCTCCAACAAATGCAGAATTTAATAACTCTGGATTGGAATATTTTAAGTATACATACAATCTTAAATTTCCAATCGACCCAGCAAAATATAGGAAACTGTATGTAGATGGAAAGTTGGATGATGGTGTAACAGATGCTCCTGCGTTTATGGATGCTGATGATACCAATCAATGGGTTAAGCATGACTCTCAAGCATCAACCGATTTCTTTAAGAATAGAGAGGTCAACATGTTCAACCTGGCACAAAGAGGAATTGCTCCTACTAAGAAAGTTACACAGAAAATCTTGGATATGATGAAAGAATTGAAGATTAATGAGGATGTTGAAGTAGATTGGGATAGATTCTTTGTCGATGAAAATGAACTATGATATGTGAGATTGATTTACTAAATGATGAGCAGATATCACATATCACACAATACTTCAAATACTTAACATTTGAAGATGGTACGAAAAGTAATCTAGATGCTAATAAGGTCTGTCAGACTGTGTTTGATGGACCTGGTAATTTAGATTTGAATATGTATTGTCGTGATATAATAGCAAACAAATTGCCATTCACTGCGTCAATAATATCACAGATATATTTTGTCAAGTATGATGTTGGGGGCATGTATGATAATCATTATGATGCTAATCCTTGTGGTGGTGTGAGATCAGATTATAGTATGACTTGTTTTCTTAATGATGATTATGATGGCGGTGAGTTAGTGATAGAGAATGAACGTAGTATTAAATTATCTAAAGGCAAAGCAGTAATATATCCAGGCAATTTACTTCATAGAGTAAATGAGGTAAAATGTGGTAGGAGAGATGTATTCGTATGTTGGATTGAAGTATGAATGATATTATACAATATGACAGGTTTTTTTCTTTTAATGTAGTAGAAAGAATTACATCTAAAATAAATGAACCACGATGGAGACATGGGCATGGATCACATGTAGATGAGAATAACAATTCTCTTGGCATACCATTTTGGCGTATGGATCTTTTAGATGACACATACTTTTCTGATTATCTTCTAAATATCATTAGGGAAAAAACCCAACAAGATTATGATTTGTATGATGTGTATGCTAATGGGCATACATTTGGTACTCAAGGAGAATTCCATGTTGATTGGTATGAACCAAACGGGAGAACCCTATTATATTATGCAAATTCTAACTGGAGACCAGAGTGGGGCGGGAAGACTATATTTCTTCTTGACAAAGAAGAATTATTTTATCAAAATCCTATACCAAACTCTGCTGTTCTTTTCCCCGGTAACACACCCCACATGGCAGAGGGAACATCTAGATTATTTTCTGGATTGAGAGTAACTATTGCTTGGAAACTAATACTAAAATGAACACATCCTACGACGCATTTTATCTTGATAATTTTATTGAGCGATATGCTACCTTGAAAGGTAAAGCTGTCTTGTATCTCAGATCAACAGGATGGAATAATAGTTCTGATGTTGATGCTATCAATGCATCAATGCAACTTTATAAAGATATTCTTCCACTTGATATGTGGACTTGTCTGACTCAATCAGAACATGTTTTTGCTGAAGTTGATGATATTACTGATATGTTAAACTTTCTGGAGTCAAATCTACCAGAAAGTCAAGCATCAACATCTACGCCAGAGAATTATATTTTTTATTCTCTTGCTAATACTAGCGGTCAAATCATAGCAACTAACGAATAATGTTTTCCGAAGATTTCGATATTGTAGAAAAATATAATGTGAATACACAGGAACATGTCTCAACAATTGAGATGATGCCTAGAAGATTTACATCACTGGTTGATTCTAAGTATTTGCCAGCACTAAGTTCTGCTGTAATTGATAAACTCAACAAACTATTCAATTACAATCAAAAACATACAACTGATCCAAACTATTACTTTGACAAATATCTGTATGTAGAGCATAAAGATAGTGAGATCATATCGTTTTATTGTAAGAATGGTATTCGTTTCAATACTATTAGTCATCCTAGCATCTGGGATACTTTTATTAAAGAAACTGATAATGAAACCATTAGAGAATGTAGAACAGAAATCGACAGTGTTACTAATGATCTAGATCATTATGAAGCATCGATTGTGGGAATTTCATATGATCCTAATGGAGTTGCTACACAACTTTCTGTATATGATAAAACATATGAACTTAATGTAGGTAATAGTGAGATTTTGAATAAACTCAATATCTTGACTAAGACTCGATATGATATGGTTAAGGGTGTAGTTTCTATATTACCAGATAGTACAGATATCAAATATCAATTAGTATTTCGTTATCCAGAGATATTTGATAATGATAATGAATTGTTTTTGAATAAAACTGTTAAGAATACAAATATGGTTGATGCTTCTCTTGACATGCTCTCTCGCGAGGGTGGACTAGAACTTATCACCAGTGAGCAGAAAGACTATATCAGATCAATCTGTGTCGGTCAATCCACATATGAATTGGAGTATGTTATTGGTGTGGATGGAAACATCAAAGATTTTTATGTCCATCAACGTCGTTTGAACGAATTTGAAGACTTGACAGTGGGTTGACACTGTGCTATGGTAGCGGAGCGTCCATCGAACCACATGAAAGTTCCTGATAAAATAGAATTGCAGCATATGCAACTTCAAGCGATGTTGAGGGAGAACAATATTCATGAAAGTGAACTGTTGTATTGTGGTGAACGAGAGTATACTATAGATCATGCTGCTCATCCAGAGTATCATGGACAGATGATGCATTGGTACATTATTGGCGGCGAACATGAAGTTCCTGTTTGTGATATCGAATCAGTCGATCAAATCGAATAACTAACCTAACTAACTAATAAAATTTTAATTATGTCAGCATACATTTCTACCTTTGTGGTTGATGATTGGTACGATAATCCTGATCAAATCCGCAAACATGCCATTAAGTGTTTAGAGAATGGTGGTACTGAAGGAAAGTCGAAAGTTGATTTAGACACCATGCGCCAACATGGCAATAAGTGGGAACCATATCCTGGATGGAGATGTAAGGCAGCAGTTGGCAATATGGTTTGGAATTATGACATGATTAGTCGTGTTGTAGGACGTAAAATTGATCCAAAACGTTGGTTGTTTATTCCATCGACTGAAATTATTACTGGAGATATGCAAAGTTATCTTCAATATGATTATAAGGAAAATACTATGATTGTGAGAGATACTGATATTGTATTTTCTCACGATGGAATTTCTAACGGCACATTTGCTTGTACTTTTGAAGATAGTATTTGGAGAGCACATACAGATAGTCCCAATAGTTATGCTGCCATAGTATACTTGACTCCTGATGCTCCTGTCGATACAGGAACTTCGTTTTACCGACACCGCGAAACTGGTGTTACTGAATTAGGATCAAATACTGATACGATAGACAAGGAAGATCATTACGACCCCTCTATGTGGGAAGAGACCGACCGGATTGCGAACTGGTACAATCGATGTGTTATCTTCGATGCGTCACGCTATCATTGTGCTTCAAGGTATTTTGGAGATCCATCTAATTATGAAAAAGGTAGGTTGTTCCAGGTATTTTTCTTTGACCTGGTTGACCATGAGGAGTAATCATGCTACACTGTCCCCTATAACGCTTGTATCACATGGATTGGACTAGCACCACGAAACACGAGAAACGTAAAGATGCATTCTATATCTTCTACGAGAGCGTTCTCAAACCAGATCATCAACTACGTCAAGACGCACATGATCAGCAATGCTATCATGAATTGTTAGAATGGCGCAGTGAAATTATTGAGTATCTTGACAAACGTCGCAACGAAGACTTTAATGACAACTGAAATCAACTGGGCACATGAGTATACAAAACAGCGCAAAGATCGTATGCAAAATGCGATCGATGATTATCTCAACGATGATAAAGTATCAGCACGACAAACGTATGAAGAGATGCTATCTGGCATCGATGATGTGATAGAATATCACAAGAAAGCATACTGTCGTGCTATGTCTCTTAGAGACTACATGACTGGTAACACTGCTCTCAATCTAGAACACCAAATTCCTGACCGCTACTAAAATGAACGAAGAAGAATTCAAATCGGCAATCAACAACTTTTTGATGTTGCAGAATAACAACGATCACAACTTTCAAATTTTACAAGCACAAATTGATGGTCTTCAACGTCAGTTGAATCAGTTGAATGACTTGAAAGAGATGTTCCGTCTTCCTAAACCAGAGAACAAAGATCGCCAACCATTTGAAGAGGTTAATTAATGAAGTTCACTCGTGGTATGAAAGTTCGGTATCATGCCACAAAAGGGTGGGTAGATTTTATTTGTGATAGGTATATCACTATTTGTTACATCGATCGACCTGACCCATCATGCCGTCATGGTCGTTATCAGTCAACTTTATGTGTTTTTCGCGAGTATTGGAATGAAGTATGCAGTTGTATGGATGAAGAACAAGAAGAAGGGGCAAGCGAAGCAGGAAGCGATCTTCTATAGTTTGGATGATGCTAGTATGTGGGAGCAACACATCAACAAAACAGAACATGCTAAGACTAACATTATTCCTATCTTTGGAGATTGATGATTAGTATAGTAGAAGAATTCTTGTCTGAAGAAGAGAATGATCAATTAGCAGAGGTTGCTCTTACTTATTCTAAGAAATATGAAGGTCGGGGTAAATTTGAGTGGCAATCTGCTGGAGATAGTCCATTAAATTCATACTATTTGAATAATATTGAGTATCCGCAAATTGTTCGTACATTTTCTGATAGGTGTGAGTCTACTGTAAACAAACTGCTTGAGCATATCAAACATACGTGTAAAGCAACTGAAATATGGTATAATGTGTATGATAACACACAATATCAAGAACCACATACTCACGGTGGTGCGATATTCAGTCTAGTTTACTTTAATAAACTACCAAAAGGATCATCAAAACTACAATTTACATTAGATCCAGACGAATGCTCATTTCATAAAGAGAGGACCGCTATTTTCTTTGTAGGTGGATTGGAGCATGGTGTTCTTCGAGGAACTAATGTAGATCCTAGGATCACTTGGTCATCTAATTATGCGTAAGTAACAATGATAGACACTTTTTCTGTACGTCAACTTAGAATTGATGATCTAACATTAAATGAAATGATTGCTGAGTTGGATAGTATAGGAGAGTGGAAGAAAGCATCTACCTTTAATAAGTCTTCTAATTGGAGATCTACTAAAGTTAAGTTTATTGATTCATCTCATTATATTGGAAAACTTTGTCTTGACAATGTAATGGATGTTAATTTACAGATGTATAATTACGACCTTCGTCAATATGATAATGGTCAGTTTCAATATGCACACTATAATGTAAATGATTACTATAAATGGCATGTTGATAACAAGAAGGTTGCTAACAGATTTTCTGTTAGAAAACTCTCGTTTTCATTGGTTTTAAATGATGATTACGAGGGTGGTGTGCTGCAAATAGCAACGCCACAAACACCAGACTCAGAAGATCCATACCATATTTTCTCTGTGCCTAAAAAACGTGGCACATTGATAGTTTTTTCTAGTCACATTTTACATCAGGTAACTCCAGTGACACATGGTATCAGAAAAAGCATCGTTGGGTGGTTCACTGGTCCACCACTTCGTTAACTGGTTGCAGGTGGTTGACGCCACTTGCTTTTTCGTGTACAATTACAGCATAGTCACAAACACCCATGATCGAACTGAACAAGGTTTATCACTTCAAAATTGAAAACTTGTTTCACCCTGATTGTCCTAAAGGTATAGTCAAAAATCTCAGTAAGAAGATCTGTGAAGATGGTCGAACATCTTCTCCTGTTATCACCACATATGTTCATGAACAGTGGTTCCCTGAGTTGACTTACGTTGACAAAAAGTTTATCGACTTTATTGGTAAAATTATTGAGGGTGTTGATGGGGAGAGTAATGTAGAGAAAAAGATGTTTACTCTTTCTGGTGGTTCTAAGTTCTGTCCCTCTAACATGGTTGGTAAGGGTCGCACTATTGATCCTGTCAAATCTCGTCAAATTTGTGAAGAGAATAAATTAATCTATCTCCTCGCTGATGCTACAGAGTTCCCTAATGTTTATGTAACATTCGTGGATGGTATTGAACTGCATGATCGCCACAAATCATGTAGTATCGGTTATAATAATAAGTGGCGTAACTTTTACTTTGGACGTAATGTTGTTTCTTGAAGATTGTTTGAATGGTATGAAGAAATTGGAGGACGGTAGTGTAGATGCTATCGTTACATCTCCACCATACAACCTCAACATCAAATATGGTAAGTATGATGACAACAAACCACGTCAAGAGTATATTGAGTGGTTGGTAGAAGTATTCCTTGAAGGTAAACGTGTGCTCAAGGATACTGGGCACCTGTTTGTTAACATGGGATATTCTAACATCGATCCGTGGGTGGGTATGGAAGTTGGTCTTGCACTCAGAAATGACTGGATCTTGCAAAATCATATCAACTGGGTCAAGTCTATCCACGTCAATGATAAGACAAGTGGGCATTTCAAACCTATCAATAGCAAACGATTCTTGTGTCCTACATGGGAACATCTGTTTCATTTCACTAAAGATGGGAACGTGAGTGTAGATCGTCTTGCTGTTGGTGTCAAGTATGAATACTATGAGGCAAACATTCGCGGAAAGAATACTGCTGATACTAAACCAAACCTGAGAGATAAGGGTAACTGTTGGTTTATACCGTATGAAACTATCAACAGTAAATCTCTACGCGGAAAGCATCCTGCAACATTCCCTGTCAAACTAGTGGAAGATTGTCTCAAGATGACTGGTGTTGAGTCTGGCATAGTTCTTGATCCTTTCTTTGGCACTGGTACTGCTGGTGTTGCCGCACAGAATCTAGGATGGGACTACATTGGATACGACATTGATCAGGATTACCTGACATTTGCGGAAACTCGTTTGCGAAAGGGGTTGACAGAATTTCTAGAATGATATATAATATAACCAACTTGCCAAAGACACACCAGTCTGAAGGTATTGTTGCTAACCTCAATTAAGAGACCTATTATGAAACCAAACTTACTCGCACTTGGCGTGTGGTATCAGATCGCGCCTGGTGTCTCCATCTGTCTGATGGAAACAAAGAATTTTTTAAACTTACCTGAGTGGATTACTCAGCGTAACACTGTTAATCGATTGAAGAAACGAGGAGTGCTCGATCACTTGCGTAAACTCTTTCCAACGCATATTATTGTAGCAGTCGGTGAACTAACAGAAGATGATATATGGGAAGATAATTCAAAGTACTCCGCAGGGCATCAATGGCGTCTAGATGCTAATACTCGTGCTCGTGCATGGCAAGAAGGCAAAACTGACAAGATTCCTGAACATGTTCTTGCTATCAAGTATGATGAAAAGACTCTCATTGGTCTTCGTAACATCTATTGGGCATTTGATAACCCATCTGCTACTGAACAGACAGCAGAGGTTTGTCAGGGTATCTTTAAGTCCCTTCGATATTTCCCTTTAACTAAGAAGTTTCAAGATGGTGCTATTGTCACCGCTCTTAGTTACACATGTCAGTATCATGATCCTAATACTTTCGGTAAGCGTGGTCTTTGGACCGACACTGATGATGAGTCTATCACTATGGATGAGTATCGTCGTAGTCAAACTCTTTGCGCTGTTCATACCTACATGGACAACATCAAAGCAGTTGATGAAATCCTGTCTCAAACAGGATATAATAAGCAGTTTGATGCTACATTCATGACTGCATTGTTTCTCTTTCACATCCAGAAAGGACCATTCAACTCTAACGTTACTCAACTACTGTCTCTCATTGCAGAGACTGCTCTAGATGAGGATGGTGAGATCGTTGGTATTCCTGTTGTTGGTAAGGGCAGAGTCAATGCTGCCTCATGGATTGCTAGAGAGAACGGTCGTAACAATGAGATCGTGATCAAGGATCGTGGTAAGATGGATGGATTCTCTCAAGGTGTTCCGTTCTTCTTGTATTGGTTGAACATCGCATATGAGAAGGGTCTCAACCATAAGCAGAACCGAGGTCCTACTAGTGGATACGAATCATGGTTCACGCAATTTATGGGAGATGATGATTTTAAGACATTAGTTCATAAGATTGAAAACTAGATCTAGTATAGCACCCTTGACAGGGTGCTTTTTTAATGTATACTGGTAGAGAACTCACCACAACTGCTGAGACCCCTCCACAATCGCCCACAAGCGTCTTGAACCACTTATGACTGACCGGACTATAGAAGTGCCTCTAACGACCTCTCAGATCCTATTCTTAATGGATATGATGATGGGATGCAATCTAGGCACCACCAAAATCCATGCTATGCAGAACAACGTCGATGATGCTGCCACGTACGACCAGTTAGCGAACTGTCTACAAAACGCGCACAGCACCCCATAACCGTGTATATTAAGAGAGTCAAAGCACTGCTTCCTACTCATGATCAAAAAAGGTGGTTGTCCTTCTCCTGTTCAAGTTAACAAGGGACTGAAAGGATACAACGTTTGGGTATACAAAAACAGTCAAATGGGTAGGGACGGTGTTATTCGTCATCATTACAAAACTCTCACTGCTAAAGGAAAGTATTATCGTAGAGATGATGCTTACTGTGTTGGTTGGGATTACATAACCTACCAATCATTTGGTCACATCCACTGGTGATTGTGCCAGTCAGCGTAGTGTCCACAATTGTGGCACAGCACCCCAAAACCCTGTATATTAAGAGAGTCAAAGGAACACACCACATGCAACTCACCACACTCGTCACCACTGTTGACTTCTTTCCTGAAGCATTCATCGCTGAAGAGGACGGCGTGATCGTCAAGCGTTTCCAGAAGCGTGTCACCTTCAACTCAAACGGTCTCAAGTCTTACAGCACTGTCACAGCACTCACAGCACGTAACGAGTGGTCTGAGCGTATCGCTAACGGTGCTACCGTCACAGGTTACAACGTAGAGCAGATGCCTCGCTCTGAGTACACCCCAATGGCAGTTTGATGAAATTCACCCAGTATCTCCTAAGCGGCATCTTTGCTATTGTCGCTCTCACTTGCTATCTGCTATTCTTAGCAGATCGCGACACCAAAATGATGAACTACTATGACTCAACAATCCAGCAACAAACAGTTCGTCAATGATCTCTTTGATAAACTCTTTAAGCACACAGACACTGACATGATTGATCTGCATGATGATGATTCATGCTGCGATCACCTTGAATTTGAACAACTTGCACTTGACACTACCATCTGATTTCCCTCATCAACCACCAGAAGGTTTCACCTATGAGATTCATGAACATAAGTCCAACGTCGTTGGCATTTGGATTCGGAATCATGCTCGGTTTAGTTACACTAATGAGCCTGTCCGATCGATCTGGGGATTCTACAACACTAAGAAACAATGTTACATTGCCCCAATTAACCACAAACGTCCAGGTAAAACTGTAGACGTAAGCAACACTACGGCATACTCTGCTATGCCACTACTCAAATCATTCGTATCAACTGATTAATCATGTCTATTTCTGAAGTAATGCTCGACCGTTGGATTCTGGAGAACATTGATGATGCTGTTCCCGCATGGGATATTGTAGAAGACATTGACAAGGTGAATAAGAACTGGCGTCAGAGTGCTAGTGATGAACTATCACCAGAAGCATTGGATCTACTATGAATGAAACTCGATAGTAAAGCAAGAGTATTAGGCAGCGTTGGTGTTATCACTGCCTATTTTGTGATTCTTCATGTGAATGTGATCGCTGGTGTGATGTTGAATTGTGTTGCTGATCTGATTAGCATCCCATACTTCATCAGAACAAAATCATGGGATGTGGTGATCATGGTAGTCTTCCTATTCATGATCAGCATGTCTCGACTGACCACCTCGTGAACTGTCCACTGAACGCACACAGGGCATCCAAATGCCCTATACTATATTCATCAGCACGGGACACACCACATGACCACCACAGTCGTCAAGCACTCCTTCTACAAGATCGAGATCGACACCATTGATGCTCCCCAGCAACCCATCATCTATTTCCGCAAGGAAGGCAAGTGTACCACTGCTAAGGGCATGGATCGTCAGCACAACCGCATCGTGAACGAGACCGTTGAGGCATGGAGACAGTTTGAGGGTCAGATCCGTCGCTACACTGTCTCTCGTGTGCCAGCTGACGTAGTGGTCGGTGGTGAGATCCGCAACGCCTAATCTGCCCTATACTATTCACATCGACACAAACACCATGACTGCTACCACCTTCGCTGACTACACTGCTTCTGCTGAGGCACGTAAGGACATCGCACAAGCGATCCTAGGTCACACATTTGCGCTCTGTCAAGCACTTGAGGAAGACTTTGTGAAGGAGAGCATCCGACGCCAAGAGTTTTTCATGGCATCTGCTGTTGACAGAGAGTATCATGAGCAGAAGATTGCGGATCTGAAGAATAACATTGGTGCTTATCGTTTCACTGTTGACACTGGACGTAAGTATCACAAGGTGATGATGACTACTGATGGTGGTAATCGCTCTGTTCACTGCTTCATTGACAAGAAGACTGGTGAAG